TATCAATACATTCGAACAAAACTTCAATAGGTTTTTCTATTTTGAGGGTTCCAGTTTTTTGCCCATTATTTTTATCAACAGCATCATATGTAGTTTTAACAAACCCTTCTTTTGAATGTTCTGATGTTGTTATAAGCAAATCCATTTTATTGGCTCCTTGTAAGAACTCAGATGATACTTGATTTGTTTCGATACCAGCTGTTACACCAATATTATATTTACCCATGGGTTGAAATTCGTTAGGAACTGAAACTTGTATAAAAACATCTGGTCGTCTCGTTATATCTTGCCGTGCAATACATTTTGATATTTCAACGTGATCTGGATTGTCAGATTTTAATGCATCTCCCGGAGTAGAACCCCATGGCAATGATACTATTTGTATTTCATACTTTTGCGAACGGATTAAGCTAGTTACTAAATCTCTAGTATGATTACCATAACCGGATCTTGTAGCTACCGGTCCTTGTACTACTATAAATGGTTTCATATGATTCCTACGTTTTCTTCTATTTTTGGTTGTTCAATTTTAAACATTGTAAATCTTTTTCTCTTGGTCCATGAATCAAAACATTGATTGATACACGATGCCATTATATTGCTCATACATTTAGCTGACATATTAGATTCATTTCCATTTACCCAATCATGTCCTTTCCATCCTTTATCTGTACGACTCTCTGGAGATTGTCTCCACCATAACCAAATTGCTGTTGCAACATCTTTGTAATCTACACGGTCATCAAATATATAAGGCGTCATTGGCGAACCTTGTAATGATCTATTCACCGGGAATACCGGTATTGCCCATTCGGCGTGATTAGTATATGTCTTGGCGTGATTAGTAGGAAACTCTGTATCAAATTCAATCCAATTGCCATTTTCATCTTCGAATCGACATCCATCTTGTAGACCACCTGTTACATTGTTTATGATAGGCGTTCCAGCATGTAATGATTCACACCATGAAATACCAAATCCTTCATTTGAAGCAATATTCAATGTCACATCGGCAAGATTATAATAAAAATTCATTATCTTTGTATCAACTGCTCGATCGCTAAATACTACATTATACATTGGACAAATTCTATTTTTAACTGCCATTAAATCAGTACCATTCGGATCTGATACTTGAGTATGCATTAATAACATACAACGTTTAGCTTGTTCTGGTGATAATTTATCACAAAACTCTTTATATGCTAAAATTACATCACCCGGTTGTTTACGTCTGATATTTCTGTTATTCCAAAATAAAATAAAATCATATTCATTACCACGTTTAAAATCGGCTACAAATTTTTGATAATCTTCCCATTGCGAATGATCTTTAGTAATAGGAAAGAATCGTTTTGAATTCACGCCATGAGGTACCCATTGCACTGCCCAATCTGGCTTTGGATGTTTTTTTATTACATTTTTCACGATATTTTGAGTTTGACGTGATATATTCATTATCAAATCACATGACTCGTAATAAGGCTCGTTCCAATCTGGATAAGGAAGATCATCCCATATATTGTAATACATTAATGGAATATGCTGTCTAATAGAATGTTCTATCTGATATAACCATCCCCAAAATCTAGGATCGGTAAAATGTAGTATTGCATCTGGTTTTTCGGTGTTTAATATCTGCTGCAATACTTGAGCATTACCGTATCCTGAATTGGCGTATATTTTAACAGAAGCTGATTCTATCCCAGTTTCTTTTTGTACGTCAGCTGATATATCAAATACTTTACCGGCATCCGGATGCTTAACCGCGGCTCCTAATTGAACCCAATCAAATTGGCTAACCGTTCCTAAAACAAATTCTTTGGACATTGTAGCAATACCAGAATGCATACGAAGGTCATCAGATAATAATAATATCTTTTTCTTTTTAGGCTTGTTCGGATCGATTTTCTTTAGTTTTGGTAACTGAATTTGTTCCATTTTAACTCCTTGTAACTTTTATATAAATATACTTTAGCTTAGTATAACCACCTTTTTATCCAGCTTTTGAGCCGATTTTATTGCACTCATCGATCCATTTGCTTGATCTCCATTTGGTATCAATGCAATCATATAATCACAATTTTTTGCAATCAAATTGTTACGATGATGAAATTGTGATACATGATATGGCTTACCATAATAATGTTCTGACATTGCACTATATAAATTCTTTGGTGTATGTGCTGGATTATACTCTTTGTATTCTATTCCGAATTCAATTGAAAATTTCTTAACATGTTTATCCGCTCCTTGCAGACAACCACCTGATATAACTGTTAATTCATCTCCAAATTTTCTTCGAAGATCGGTTAAGAGATTTTTTACCTTTCGAGTATTCTCATAATTACGTGACCCAATAATTGCTACTCTCATTCTTTAATCCGATTAGCCATTGGACATAATTCATCACGATCTTTGAAATCACAATACTTGCAATTCTTTTTATTCTTACCAGCGAAAGCAATATATTCTTTTTCAGAATTATAATCGCCATTACTATCAAAACAATTGTCAATCCAACTCTCAATTGATCTTAACAATTTGTTACGAGTAGGCTTACCACTTGCCGGAATAACTTCTTGAACTCGTTTCTGAGGAAACATTGCACCTTCGATCAATTTACGCTTAACTATCATAAACTTAACTTTGATCTTTTCTACATCCCAACCATATTGCTTTGCAAAGTATTCTTTATACAATACCAACTGAGATAACTTGAGCTTATCAGCCTTTTGATATTTATTCCAACCCATTGTACTAGTCTTGATATCAATGATAATAATCTCATCTGTACGTTTATCTCTCAAAACAACGTCTAGATATCCTAACATGAATATACCTTTATCTTCATTGGCTGGATAATATATTGGTAACTCGATACCTACCAATTCTTCATGCTTGGCTGAAAAATATTTACCTCTATGACGTTTGATAAAATCTAAAATAGCTACGCCGTCTTCATAGAACTCCATAAGCTCAAACTTATTAGAGAAATGTTCGCCCATTTTCTCTACAGCTTCTTTATACAATTCTTTCATATTGGATAACAACATACCGTTCAGATCTAATTCATCTGCCGCCTTAGCTGTCTTCTCATACATTGTAGTCAAATATGTCTGCAATGTTTCATGAAACGCTGTACCGAATAATGTATGTATACTTTGGGTAAATTCTCTTAAGTTGCGTACATATGCTAATTCCCATTGTTTAGGACATTTATCATACATAGCAAACTGAGAATATGATATCTTACGCTCGCCTTTCTGCGGCTCTCTCATATTGAACTTTACTATCTTATGCATACTTAAATATAATAAATTTATTTCAAATAAACAAATTATTTCTGCGGAAAGTTATCGATAGCTCTTTGTAAATACCACATTGCCTTTTCTAGATCTTGTAACTTGGTATCCTTATCTTTTTTACCTGCACGTGATACATATTTCACAACATTACCTAAATTGAAATCTAATTCCCAAGCCTCAATAACTTTGATTGCTTCATATGGATTATCTTCTCCGCCGTAATGTTTTGGGTGATAAACTTTTTCCGATTCGGTAAACTCGACTTTATTTTTTCTATCTCTAATTACTTTAGCCATTGTTTAATCTCCTTTTCTGTTTTACCATAATCCTTTAACAGATTTTTTAGATCGTCTATACCATTCTCCTTCCAGAAATCGATATATAGTTTTGCATCTCGTTTAGATATTTGATAATGTGATGTTAACATTTCAAGCAAATCTTTGTTATATTCTTTTGCCTTCTTTCCTTTAATGTACTTATTGTATATTTTCATTTTAGGTAATATATCATGATACAATTGATAGACATGTTTCTTGTCCAATGGACCAATTGTATATTTTTGAAACATGTCTACTATTTCGATAAAGTCCATATCCATAGAAAGCCATCTGTTAATCAGATATGGCGAAAATGATTTTTGATCTAACTCGCTTAACGAATTCCAATCTTTCTTTTTGAAAGTGATATTAGATAAATGATCGAATATCGTGGCTGGCTTATTTGTTTTCTTTTCCTTCAACTACGTTAAATTCTTCGTTAATAAATCCACAATCATCACATCGAAATGTTGGCACCGGCATAATTTGCTCTTTACCTGTTTGAGATAATAATGCTGATACTACTTTAAATGCATGTACTTGTCTAAAAAATCTACTTCCGCAGTTTTCACATTTAATGTCTTTCATAGACGCTGGGTCCATTGAAGATCCTTTCGGTTTACCGTCCATTCCGATAATACTCATAATTCTTCCTACTTTAATTCGTTTAATAATTTAACCATGGTGGCCATCATATGTAACTCTTTATCAACTGCAAATGCATCTTGATATTGCGCTTCTGCTAATACTAAAATAACTGATGCTATATGTCCTTTAGCATAATTATCGATCTCATCGAATAAGTACTTGTATAAGGCTGTAAAATCTTGCACTTTACTATCTGCAATAAGCTGACGTATTGATACAAATGCATCTTTCTTTGAAACATCGCTTTTGAGAATATCCAATAACTTGGTCATATAATTAGCTTGCACTAAACTAGTCTTATCCATAACCAATTTACCATCAATAACTTGACGCTGACATGCATTCAATATTCTCCTGATATCTGGATAGCCGGAGTTGATAATAGTGGCCACGTCCTTTATATCAAATTGGACTTGCAACTCCTTTAAGATGGTCGCTATACGTTTAGCAACCTCGGTTTTATTAGGTGGTGTAATACCAAATACTTGGCATCTACTTTGAATCGGATCGATTATTTTCTCAACATAATTACATGTTAATATGAACCTTGTTGTCTTTGAAAATGTCTCCATTAGATTACGCAACGCAGCTTGGCCATTCGGTGTCATATAATCTGCCTCATCCAATATTACAATCTTCCATCTTCTGAAACCTACAGTTGATGCATAATTCTTTATCTTGGTTCTGACCGTTTCAATATTGTTTTCATCTGATGCATTTATATACATTACATCGGCGTCGACATTATTTGCAATTATCTTTGCTAATGTCGTTTTACCAGTACCTGCTTGACCATAAAACAATAAATGCGGAACATCTCCGGACTGCAAATATAATTTTACTTTGTCAATGATATGCTCATTACCGACATATCCATCTAATGTACTTGGGCGCCATTGCTCTACC